CAGGGGGATTGTACGGCATTGCTTTATCAAAGGCATTCTTAAATAAGGCTGATTTGGAGGAGACGATTAAGTGGACTGAAAGCAATAATAAGCTGTTCGGTTTCACCTTTACCGAAAAAGAACTCCCGGTCAACACTACAAATTATTTCAGGAGCTTTGCTGTGTATGGTGGTGGTGTTCCTGATGAGGAGGTTACACCTGATGAGAACTACTATATTTCACTTGCCATGATGGCGAAGTGCTTTGGATACGATCCGGGAAGTGAAACATGGGCTTTGAAAGCTCTCGCAGGTATTTACCCTTGCAAACTTTCAACCACGATGAAGAAGTATTGTGACAGCAACAACATCACATACTTTACGACCTATGCGAAGAAGAACATCACAAGCTCTATGGGCGGCAAGGTTCTTGGAAATGAATGGGTTGATACTATCAGGTTTAGAGACTGGCTGAAAAATGATATTCAGGAAAGAGTATTCAATTTGCTCGTCCTGAATCAGAAAGTACCTTTTACAGATGAGGGCATTACAGCCGTCGAGGGCAAGATAGAGGAGTCACTGAAGGCAGGTCAGAAGGTAGGAGGCATTGCTCCTACAGAGTATGACGACGACGATAACGAGATACCGGGGTACACTATCACAGTTCCAAAATCATCAGAGCTGACGGACAGCCAGAAGGCATCAAGAGAGCTTACGGGCGTCAAATTTAAGGCTAAGCTGGCAGGAGCTATTCAGGCTGTAGAGATTAGCGGAAATCTCGTTTATGCGTAAATCTAATGGAGGTGAAGAAGAATGGGTGCAAACAGGGTAACAACTTATAATCCCAAAAAAGTAACGGCTGCATTCGGAAATCATATTGCAAGCGGTTTTGACGAGGACAGCTTCATCACAATCGAAGCGGCAGGCGACGGAAATACTTATGTATCCGGTGCGGATGGAGAGGTATGCGTCAGCGTTGATCCGTCAAATCTCTACACTGTAAAGGTAGTGCTGTTGCAGAATTCTGTTACCAATGCATGGCTAAACAAGAAGTATGAGCAGATGAAGTCAACGGGTGACGGCTTTTTCCCTGTAACGATTAAAGACCTTGTAGGGGCTGAGAAGTTTGCAGCCTCTACGGGCTGGATTACTAAGCCTGCCAGCAAGGTATATGGCAAGGCTCAGAACAGCCGAGAGTGGGAAATTGTTGTTGCAGATGGTGTGGCAAGCTAATAAGCAGGAGGATTTGACGAATGGCAAAGTTAAGGCAGATAGAACCAGTCAAGGAAACGATTGGTGATTATACCTTTTATATCCGTCCATTCCCAGCTATGGTAACAGCAGAAATGACAGGAGATTTGGCAACAATGCTGACTCCTGTCCTTGCTGCTTTACTGCCATTGGTTGGAAACAGTGAGGGCGAGGACGACAGCGAAAGCGGCATCATGGATATAGATGTTAATGATGCGGCAGGAGCAATATCAAAGGCAATGGTAGGATTTTCAGGCAAGAAAGTAGCTGAAATGATGAAAAAGCTGCTTATTACCAATAAGAATATTGTAATTGAAATAACGGATTCAGATACGGGAGACGTCACGCAGGATTATCTTGACATGGATACTGTAAACGAGATTTTCTGCGGCGAGGTGCAGGATATGTTCATTCTTGCATTCTACGTTATTCGTTTAAATTTCAAAGGTTTTTTCAAGAAGCTCGCCGGCCAATATGGAAATGTCGGCGAGGGATTAGTGAAGAAAGTGAGAACGATATTGTAAACTATGGCACTTTCGACGCTTCGCAGTTTACGGAGCTTGAACTCCGTATGTATACCCTAATCAAAGCAAAGCTGGCTTCAAAGTTTGAGTTGGAGGAGTATTACACCCTTGACGAAGCTTTGAAGCTTTATTCGTTATATCAAATGGATATGGATATACAACGCTGCAAAAATGATGAGTTAAAGGAGGGGAGGAAAGGCGTATGACTATAAGAGACATTGCGGTGGCATTTGGTATAAATGTTGACGAGAAAAGCGTCAGCGAAGCCGAAAAGACCATCAAGAGCGTAAAGAGTTTTGCGCTAAAAGCTCTGGGAGCTATCGGAATAGGCTTCTCCTTTTCTGCCTTAAATTCGCTTGCTGAAGAATTTGGAGAGGTAAACGGACAGGTTAATAACATCACAAAGGGACTTGGCGACCAGCAGGAAATACAGAAAAAATTATTGAAAGCTGCCAATGATACCAAGACCTCATACGAGGATATGGCAGGATATGTCACAAACCTTGTTAAGACGGATAAAAACCTGTTTGGAGACCTCGATACTGCTACAGAGTTTGCAGGGCTCACCACTAAGGTTTTAAAGACCACCAGCAGAACAGATACAGAGCTTGCGTCAGCTCAGACGACGCTTAACAAGGTATTCGAGGACGGTATTATGTCAGCGGATACCTTTAAAACTATGCTGAAAAGCTATCCTGAAATAATAAATACCATGTCAGAGGGGCTCGGAGTTACTACAGAACAGCTCTCCTATATGGCTTCGGCAGGAAAACTTACATCATCAACATTGGTGACGGCATTTTCTAATGCCTCCGAGACAATCAATTCCGATTTTGAGGAGGTTGACTACACCATATCAGATGCAATGACGAACATCAGAAACTCGTGGGGGTTATTTATTACTGATGTTTGGAAAGGCTCCGGGATAACGAATGGCGTCGGTAAAATGATGGTTCGGGCATTCAACAGCTTATTGGATCTCTTGAAAAAATTGCAGCCGTTCATTGAGAGAATTATCAGATTCACTCTTAGCGGTGTTCAAAAGGCAATGGATCTTATATCAAGGGTTACAAGCTTCCTTGGGCGACTGGTAAACAAAGTTGGTGGTGTGGAGAATGCGTTGAAATTGTTATCTGTTGCGGCAGGAATGATATGGTTGATGTTAAATGCCAGCAAGATTGAGAAGTTTCTTTCAAAGGTCAAGAAAGCGTTGGCAGCAATCAACCTGAAAGTGTTGTCTATCATAGCTGTTGTACTCGTCCTGTTCTTGCTGGTTGATGATTTTATCAACTTTATGAAAGGCAACGATAGTGTATTAGGTGAGTGCTTCAAGAAAGCAGGGATAGATGCCGACGAGATGAGGCAAAAGATTATCAACACATGGGAGAACTTGAAAAAGTTCTTTGCAGGCATTTGGAATTCTATTAAGAAAATATGTGAGCCAATTATAAAGGCAATCAGCGATAGAATTAAGAATGTTTTCGGAGATGATATATTTGCTGGTCTTGGAAATGGCATTGCAGGAGTAATAGGGATGTTTGAGAAAATATCAGCAGCCCTAGCAAACAACACACGGCTTCAGGATGCGCTAGGCAAAATTATCACAATCATAGCGGCTGTTATTACAGCTGTTAAGGTTGGTATTCCGGTAGTAAACGGTGTTCTTACTACAATTAAGGCAGTTAAGACGGCTATATCTGCAGTAGGTGCAGCGATGAGTTTTCTGACGTCACCAGTAGGACTGGTAATAGCTGGAATAGTCGCACTTATAGCAATATGCGTAGCACTCTATAAGAATTGGGATACTGTAAAGGCTCTAGCAATCAAGGTGTGGACTGCAATATACAATTTCTTTCAGAGTATTTTTTCAGCCATTGCAGGATTTTTCAAAAGTGTATGGAATGGAATTTCCTCATTTTTTGTGGGATTGTGGGATGGTATCTATAACACAGTGGCGTCTGTGGTGGTGAATATAGCTGCTGTTATCAGTGCAGTGTTGGCAACTATCAAGGCTATTTGGGAAGCTATTTGGAATGGTATTTCCACATTCTTCTCAACCATTTGGAATGGAATAAGCGGATTTGTGAGCAATGTGTGGAACAACATTGTTTCCGGCGTGAGTGGTTTTGTGAGCAATATTTATAACAACATTGTAGATGGGCTTACAAAGGCTATCGACTGGATTAAGGGACTTCCTGCACAGGCACTACAGTGGGGCGCGGACATCATCAATGGCATTGCAAATGGTATCAAAGGTGCTGTAAGCAAAGTGACGGACGCTGTAAGCGGTGTTGCAGATAAGATTAAGTCGTTCCTGCATTTCTCAGCTCCTGATGAGGGCCCGCTTAAAGATTATCAGGATTGGATGCCTGACATGATGAGTGGTCTCACAAAGGGAATAAGTGAGAATGATGGCAGCTTGATTGACAGCGTTAAGAATGTTGCTGCAGACATTTCCACACTCATGCAGGGTGCATCAGCCAGCGTAGCAACGGCGGCGAATGGAGCAGTAACCAACAACAGCAATACAACGAATGTTACGCAGAACAATACATTTAATAATTCATACTCTGGAAGCGATACGCAGACGCAGCAGAATGTTTCAAAGGGTATGAATAAGTCCGCCCAGGATGCCACAGCATATATGGCAAAGGGGCTGGCATACGCAAGGTAGAGGTAGGTGAAGGGAATGGCTAGATCATTACAGCCAGTCAGTATAGCTGGCATAGAGGGCGACGCTCTCATCAGCGAGGACGTGAGCTACACGACAGACATCCCAGAGTACCCGATTGAAAACGGCTACAATGTTTCAGATACAATCATTTTGAAACCATTTCAGCTAAATATAACAATGTTCATTTCTGACAGTCCTGCCACATGGAGATACCGCTCAGGTCACTCTCCATCTGCGGGCAGGACAAAGCAAACATGCAAGAAGCTGGAAGACCTGTATTTCAAGCGGGAACTTGTTAAGGTTGTTACCTCAGACAAAATATACACGAGCATGGGTATTACGTCGATTGTCATAACGCACTCGACGAAAACGGGATATTCCCGGCAGGTGCAGTTGTCTCTCAAAAAGGTATATGTGACACAGCGTAAGACTGTTTACATACCAAGTGATTTGCTGCAGAGTGGCGACAGCGAGGCAAACGCAGGAGTGGCAACTACATCTTCAACCAGCTCATCATCAACGAGCGCAAGCACGTCAGAGGATTCAGGTAGTAAAAGTTCAATCCTGTATGGCGTAGCAAGCAGTCTCGGTTTTCTTTAAACAGTAAGGAGGTGCGGAATGATATACATTACAGTTCCTGACATGAATGATAGCGAATAGTTCACAAAAATCCGCAAGTCCAGTATTTTCAAGGACTTGCGGATTTTTAAAACTGCCCGTGATGTTAAAACGTTAACATCACGGACGTTTTTATATAAAAATAAATTGGGATTATTGCTTGAAATAAGGCGATATTTACAAAATCCAATATTATGTTAGTAATTTTGAAAAAGTGTGGTATAATGGGTTTAAAGTTTATGGTGGAAATGGATTTATATGTTGGGACAGGGGGCAAGTATAAGAATTGGAGCGGATTATATTGCGCTTGCTTTGCGAAAGTGCTACGGAAATCAGTCATAAGGAGAACCAAAATGGGAAATAAATTAGAGCTTACATGGTATGGAAAAGAAAAGCCAATAAAGATAGAGCCAAGATTATTGATACATGATTCGTCAAAAGATTATGGAGATGCAGATAACGAAAACATGCTGATACATGGGGATAATCTGCTTGCGTTGAAAGCATTAGAAAAAGATTATACAGGACAGGTAAAGTGCATTTACATTGATCCGCCATATAATACCGGTTCAGCGTTTGAGCATTATGATGATAATCTTGAACATAGTCAATGGCTTAGCCTTATGAAACCAAGATTGGAATTGCTTCGTAGACTTTTGAGAGAGGATGGCAGTATTTGGATTAGTATTGATGATGACGAAGGTCATTATCTTAAAGTTTTATGTGATGAAGTGTTTGGACGTAGTAATTTTGTGAGTACAATTGTATGGGAAAAAAAGTATTCACCACAAAATGATGCAAAATGGTTTTCGGATAGTCATGATTTTATATTGGTATATGCTAAAAATAAAGATATTTGGAGACCGAACCTTTTGCCCAGAACGGCGGATATGGATAATAGGTATAAAAATCCGGATAATGATCCAAGAGGTGTGTGGAAAGCAACTGACTTTTCCGCAAAAACGTATAGCGCGTCGGGTGATTATCCAATAACTCTTCCGAGTGGACGAGTTGTGACGCCTCCTGCTACTCGTGCTTGGATAACAAATCGGGAAACTTTTGAGAAACTTGTTAATGATAACAGAATTTGGTTTGGTAAAACAGGAGACACTGTGCCTGCCCAAAAAAAATTTTTATCAGAAGTAAAACAGGGAATGACAGCTATGACAATTTGGAAATATAGCGAGGTAGGACATAACCAAGACGCAAAAAAAGAGGTAAAAGTATTAAATCCAGCAGATCCGTTCGCAACACCAAAACCGGAAAAATTGATTGAACGTATTTTGACACTTGCTTCTGAAAAAAGCGATTTAGTCCTTGACTCTTTCCTTGGCTCTGGCACAACAGCAGCAGTCGCACAGAAGATGGGAAGACGATGGATTGGTATTGAGATGGGAAATCATGCTTATACACATTGTAAAGTCCGCTTGGATAAAGTGATTTCAGGT